GGAGCTGGTGCTGTTGGTGTCTCGGCTTCTGGAACTTCAGAACAAGGATTTGATGGTGGTGTTGGTGTAGCATCTTCAATTACTGGCTCACCCGTGTATAGAGCAGGTGGTGGTGGTAGTTGTGGAAGATTTTCAGGAACACCTGGGTCAGGCGGAAATGGCGGAGGTGGAGCAGGAGGACCTGTTTCAGGAGATGGTACAATAGGAGTATCAGGCACAGCTAATACTGGTGGTGGTGGCGGAGCAGCAGATGGAGCAGCACCAGCCCCAAACATAAAAGCAGGAGGAGCAGGTGGCTCAGGAGTCGTTATTGTTAAAGAACCAGCTTTTACAACAGCATCAAGTATGTGGGATTTAAGAACTGTATATAGACAAATCAAAGCAGATGATTGGGTGTAAATAAAGTATAATTTACCTATGAATTTAAAATGGTACTACTGGTACTTTCAATCTGTAATACCTAAAAGAATTTGTGATGACATAGTTCGATATGGCAAAGAACAAAACAAACAAATGGCTCTTACAGGTAATGCTGGTAAAGACAATAAAAAACTAACCAAACTAGAACTCAAAAACATTCAAAAAAAACGCAAGTCTGATGTTGTTTGGATGAACGATCAATGGATATATAAAGAAATACAACCTTACATACATCAAGCAAACGCAAATGCTGGTTGGAATTTTGAATGGGATTGGTCAGAGTCTTGTCAATTTACTGAATACAAAAAAGGTCAATTTTATGATTGGCATTGCGACTCATACGAAGAACCTTACAATAATCCTGAAAATCAAAATACACATGGCAAGTTAAGAAAACTTAGCATGACTGTATCACTTACCGATCCTGATGAATATAAAGGTGGTGATTTGGAGTTTGATTTTAGAAATACAGATGAAGGCTCGCAGCCTAGAATATGTGAAGAAATTAGAAAGAAAGGTAGCGTTATTATTTTTCCTTCTTTTGTTTGGCACAGAGTCAAACCAGTAACCAAAGGAATACGACACTCCTTGGTGTGTTGGAATTTAGGATATCCATTCAGATGAGTTTTAAGAAAAATAAATACCAAGTAATTAAAGGTGCTATATCAACAGAGTTAGCAGATTTTTGTTATCAATACTTTTTAAATAAAAGAGCAGTCGCAAGATATTTATTTGATGAAAAATATATTTCACAATTTACTGAATACTTTGGTGTATGGAATGACCAACAAATACCAGAAACTTATTCGCATTATGCAGATATAGTAATGGAAACTTTATTGCAAAAAGTAAAACCAATCATGGAAAAAGAATCGAAAGTAAAACTTATTGAAACTTATTCATACGCTAGAATTTATAAAAAAGGTGATGAGCTAAAAAGACACAAAGACAGATATTCTTGTGAAATATCTACCACAATGCATTTAGGCGGCGATGAGTGGCCGATATATTTAGAGCCATCTGGAAAAGAAGGCCTAGATGGTATTGAGGTAAATTTAAAGCCAGGCGATATGTTGATGTATAGAGGCTGTGATCTTGAACATTGGCGCTCTGCTTTTAAAGGCCAAGACTGTGGACAGGTGTTTTTACACTATAATGATGCTAGTGGCAAAGATGCAGAAAAAAACAAGTTTGACAAAAGGCCCCTGTTAGGATTACCAAGTTATTTTAAAAAATGATAGACTTTCTTATATTAGCAGCATCAATATTTGCAGTAGCGAGTCTTGGTGTTTTATTCATGGGAGATGGTGACAATCACCCTTTATAGGAGAAGAAAATGGAAATGATTTTCAATCTAGTTAGCTGGATTACAATAATAGTCACAGTTGCAAGTTTAATTGCTGCCAGCACACCCACCCCAAAAGATGATGCTTGGATTGGGAAATTATATAAGCTGATTGACTGGGCAGCTCTCAACATTGGCAGAGCCAAGGAGAAGTAAGATGAGTTTATGGACTAGGGTAGTGGATTTTTTCACCGGAACAGAAGAAAAAAAAGTAAGAGCTAGAACTAAAAAAGGTCAATATGTGGCAGATGATAAATCAACGCCAGATGTAGATGAGGCTTACACAACAATTAGAGTGGCAAAAAAACCCGGCAGGCCCAAGAAAAAATAATGGCCACCGTTAAGGATGCGTTAAACGCAATAGAATCACACGAACGCGAGTGTAGAGCCTTATACAAAAACATCGATAAACGCCTGGAGGATGGATCTAAAAGGTTTGATAAATTAGAAAACATGATCTGGGCCGTTTATCCTTTTATAGTCGGGGCCATCGTATTGGCTAAGTTTATATGAATGATAACAGCGGCAGATTCGGCGGTGACATGGACAGAAATGAGGTCGAAATGGATCTCAACAAATTTATGGCCATGATTCAAGAAATTTCAGATCTTAAAGATAAAATTAGAGATCTTGAGGCCGATGACAAAATCAACCCACACCAAAAATGGATTCACTTGGCAAAAGCAGTTGACTCCTGGCGCATTTTTCCCAGAGCCTTTCTTACGGTTTATATAGTGTTGCTTTACAAATGCACCATATGGTTTATGGAACTGCCAGAACCATCGTTTGAGCAATCTGGACTTATTTCTATAGTGGTTGGGGCCGGAGCTGCATGGTTCGGACTTTATGCTGGCACAACAGGCAGTAGCAAACAGTTTAAAGGCGAAGATTAATGTACGAATATAGCTGCCAGGTAACACGGGTAGTTGACGGCGACACCATTGATTGTATTCTGGATCTAGGTTTTTCAATACTGCATAAATGTCGAGTTAGACTTTACGGCATAGATACTCCAGAGAGTAGAACCAGGGACAAAGACGAAAAAGTGCGAGGCAAGCTGGCCGCAAAATTTTTAGAAGATTCGATTAATTCTGGAAAAAACGTAGTTTTGCGCTCAAAACTCAAAGATTCCAAAGGAAAGTATGGTAGAGTTTTGGGTGAGGTAGTGGTAGACGGCATCAATATAAACGTTGCTATGATTGAAAAATATTTAGCTGTTGCATATCATGGACAAAGTAAAAGTGATATAGAGGCTGAACATTTGAAGAATAGAGAAAAACTAATTGAGTTAGGAGTTTACACACCCAATGAACAAGGAGCAGGATCAAAGAAAACATGACCAACTAATTACTTGGGCCTCTGTAATGTTTATCGTTACATTGATTATTGGTTTCTCTATAAATGTAAACGCCCAGTCTTCTCAACAGTCTGGTACAGCTTGTGTAAACGGATCTCAGTATTGTGAAAACAACAGCTTAGATACCACAAATAATACGACCACCAATAATACCAACTCGAACACGAACACAAATAATAATACCTCGACTTCGACCGCAACAAACACCAACAATAATTCTAATACTAACGTTTCGACCAACACCAATAATTCGACAACACCAATACGAATAATAACGTCAATACCTCGACCTCGAACTCTACCGTTAATTCCACGGTAAATCAGAATGTTAATAATACAAATAATTCGACTTCGACCAGTTCTAATACGAATCAAAACACCAACGTTAATCAGTCGACCTCGGAATCCAATGTCACAACAGATAATCGAAACGTCAATGAAAATAACAGCAGATCCGATAACACCAATAGAAATATTAACGAATCTAATTCAACCCAGACGATTAACCAAAATATAAAAAGCGAGGCGCCGCCAGCATCGGCGATTGCTCCTAGCATAATGAGTTATTCCCAGGATCTCTGCACCACTGGAGTAAGTGGCGCTTTTCAAGGCCAGGTATTCGGTTTTTCTGGCGGTAAAACAATTACAGATCAAAACTGTGAAAGGTTAAAATTATCCAAATATTTGTACGATATGGGCATGAAAGTCGCATCCGTTGCTTTGTTATGCCAGGACAAACGAGTATTCAAAGCTATGGAAATGGCAGGCACGCCGTGTCCTTATCAAGGCAAAATTGGTAAAGAGGCGAAAGCAGAATGGGCAGCCAATGCAAGTAAAAGACCAGATGTTGAAGATGCAGAAAAAGAATACATAGCCAAATGCACCCATGAAGTAAATCCAAACAGAGCCAAAATAAATAGAGATGTTGTGGGTTTAGTTAAAAAAACTTACACAAGAAAAACTAAAACAAGCAAACAATGCAAAAAAGAGTTTTATGCTACGCAGTAGCTTGCCTGTTTAGTTTAGACGCTTTAGGGCAGTATATTTACGAAGGTTCACAAGACCTTTATCAACTGCAAAAAAATGCTGGTAATTTTGAAGGCGAGCTTGCGTATGAGGTTGGTGACGATCAGCTTTCAACAACAATAAACATACCGTTTAATTTCACTTTTTACGGACAAACTTTTAATAGCGCCCGCATGGCCACCAATGGCTGCGTGCATTTTGGCCTTGGTACTGGCAACATAAATTACAATAACTATTGTGGTGACTACACACCAGACGAATTAAGCACAAAGGCCTATACATACACAATGCTACCTTTCTGGACAGATTTAATCAGAGATACCAACTCCAGGATGAAGTCATACGGCGACAGCTCCAAAATGATCTTTGGTTGGTACGACATGAGAGAATTTAACAGAGATTCTGATAACAGCTTTGAAGTTATACTCTGGCCCAACAACACATTTGAATATAGATACGATGAGCTAGACATCATAAACCATGATGTAATTATTGGCGAAATAGGCAGTGGATCCTCACAAATTTATCAATACTTATTTCACGATGAATGTAACGTGGGCACGACAAATTCAAGTAGTTGCGTAAACACAGATTGGAACAATACCTCGGCAAATACATTGCTTGAGGGTGGTGGATCCCTGTATGGAGTCGGCACTGGCAACGGTGTTGACTGTAGCAATCCGTTGAATGATAGTTCTTGTAGTGGTTATGCAGATGCTTTATTGACGCAACAATGCAATATCACTGATCTTTATAGTCAGTCTTGTCCAAACTACTGGGAGGCTTATGACGATGCCCAGTGTGCAGACGATCCACAATACGGCCCTTTTTGTCCTGGCTACCGACAAGAAGAATCGGTAGCTTTTTTTGATGACACTAATACCAACTACGGTTTCATAGATGAGCAAGAGCAGTTTGCTACAGGTATATTTATAGATGAACACCACCACCATGATAACCAAGGATTTGAAGATCAGTTTACAGTCATAGAAATATTTGAAGATGAGATGTTTACGCCTTTTGAAGATTTTGGCGATAACCCAAATGATTATTTTCAAGAACCCATGGCTGAGGAAATAATTATTTTTTATGACCCAGATCCGTTGCCTTTTGTTGATGATTTTGGCCCGCGCCATGATGAGCCTTTTCACCAAGACGATGTACTATTAGAGGAGTTTACATTTCAAGAAACATTCTTGGTTGAAGATTACAGCGAACCAGAAACATTTATTGAATTTAACAGCATAGAAGAATTAGAAGAATGGTTTGAAGAAGAAACCAACGAGCATCACGAAGAAAGACACGAGGAAGTGCTTGCAGATCGTGAACCAGAAGAAGAGTTTAGAGAGCCTATATTTGAAGAAGAGGCTGTTGAAGAAATTTTTGAAGAAATAGAAGAGCGACAAGAGATAATCGAAGAAGAGCGTATAGCAGAACGTGAAGAAGAGGCCAGAGAAGAAATATTAGATGAGGTAGAAGAAGAATTTGCAGCCGTAGAATCTGATGAGCCAACAGGAAAAAATAAACTTATGGTAACTGCATTATCAGTAGTGAGAGCTGGAGTACAAACAGCTGCCAACAGCTATTCTGGTGGCCCTGGGTCAACACAAAGCTCTGGCTCAACCAATCAATCAAGTGTAACAAACACAAGCACAGGAGCCAGCTCATCATCATCGGGCGGTATAAGCACCACAAGCTCTCCTAGCGCCTCAGATCAATTTGCCAGTGCAAGCGCACAAACCAATCAAGTTTTATCAATGTCAGACAATGTGGGTGGATCCAGCGGCGTATCTGTGTCTATTGTGCCTTTGCCCACTTTTGACAACCAAGCATCTTCTGCCATTGCAGATGTGCAGGTTTCTAATGTCCAGGGACAAATTGATACTGCGTCATCTGGAGTGATGACTGCATCGGAGGCCGACCAAATAGCAGATAAAATTATTGCTGCAAACATAGAGGCGCAACAAGAGGAAATAGAACAAGAACAAGAAAACACTGGCCAATACGGTGACGAAAGCACTCTTGTTGCTTTAATTGGATATGTGCCAGGATTCAATTCATACGAACAAGTTACCATGGTAGACAGTACAGATTGGTATATTAGTGCAAATATTTATACTTCTGCTACACTAGATGACAATAACGAGGCTTTTTTTGGCCTCGTCAATGAAAATTTAAAAGGTTTGGGCCAGATGATTGAGGACCAACCTAACCTTTGGAGGTAAAAATGGATTGGTTTCAAAGCAAAACTACACAAATAATTGCTCTGGTTGGAATCGTGGGTACACTGGCCGGATTCGGCTACACGGGAGCCGAGTACGTCAATAGATTAGAAAACTTAGAATCTAAAATAGGTGGTATCAGCGAGGCAGAAGATAACGTTCAAATCATTGAAGAGCGCTTTGCGTCTATAGAAACATCTGTACAATTTTTAGAAAAAGAAATTGACAATATTCAAGTTCCGGATGTCACAGAAATTAAAACAGATATAGCCACAATTATAGCTGACCTACAAAGTCTCAATAACAACCTTGAGAAATTAGAAACTAAGCTAGAAAAGAAAGACGATAATCCACTAAGCGGATAATGCGTATTTTATTAGTAAGCGTGGCTCTTACTGCCTGTGCATCTACACCGGTGCAAAAAGAGTGGAATGATAGATATGACCCTGCGGCTTGGCGTGCACAATTTGAGGTTTGCAAAGGTTTGTTCTACACAAATTATCCGGAAGAAGTTAAAAGAGATGAATGGTCTAAGTGCATGGACAAGGCAGAAGACTAATGCAGCAGATATTAATAGGCATCATATTAGCTCTTGGCTTTGCTACTTATTACTTTTACAGTCAAAACCAAATACTCCAGGCAAACAACGCATCACTTGAGGGAGCTGTTGCTACCCAAGAAGAGGCAATCAAATCAATGCAAGCTGACTTTGAGTTACAAACTCAACAATTACAAAATCTGACGGTTAAAAGCCAAGCCGCGCAAAGAGAACTTAGCAGATATACTCAGTTTATACAAAACTATGAATTAGCGTCTAAAATATTAGCTGACCCAGTAGAAATGGAAAGGAAAATAAATAATGGTACAAAACATATCATGGAAAACATCGAGCAAATCAGTAGCACTATTGATGGTCTTGATAGTGGCTTGCAGTTGCAGCCTACTTCCAACTAAACAAATACAAGTTACTGCAAAACCTTTAGAGAAAAAGATTGTGCAGCCGATTATGCCTAGAGAGATAGATCTTAAGGAATTGCAATGGATCGCAGTAACACCAGATAATTGGGAAGAGCAATTAGCAAGAATCGAGAGCCAAGAGGGTGAATTAGTTTTCTTGGCCATGACAATACCAGATTACGAGGTTATGGCTTATAACATGCAAGAGATAAAAAGATACATAACAGAACTTAAAGACGTAGTGGTTTACTACAGAAAAGTTACAACAACAGGGGAAAAAGAATGAATATATCAGAAGAAGGCAAAGCATTAATTAAAAAATTTGAAGGGTGTGAGACTGAGGCATATTTGTGCAGCGCAGGAGTTCCTACCATAGCTTTTGGCAGAACTAAAAATGTAAAAATGGGTGATACTTGCACGCAAGAACAAGCAGATGCCTGGCTTGAAGAAGAGCTTGAAGAATATACTGGATATGTGCTTGACGCTGTAACGCAAACACTAGACCAAAACCAACTAGACGCTATGGTTGCCTGGACTTACAATCTTGGGCCAACCAACCTTCGCAGCTCTACGCTCCTTCGTGTTTTAAACGAAGGTAAAATGCAAGAAGTCCCACAACAAATGCGCCGCTGGAATAAGGCTAATGGTAAAGTTTTGCCGGGCCTAGAAAGACGCAGGTTAGCAGAATCAATGTTATTTGAAGGAGATCCAAACTGGCATGAGGTATAAATACTTACCTGTAGCAATATTTACAATTATTATTATTTTGCTCGCTATGTTTATTAATCTATACTTAACCTAGGCATTTCGGTGCTTAGGGTTAGGTAGCTACTATGTCACTACCTGGTTGCCTGGCCCGACTTTATAAAAATGAATGAAGTTTCTTTAAAAGATTTCGATATATTATCCGAGCAAGACAAAGCCGAGGCTGTAGCTTTGTTGCACAGATACGATCAATTAGATAAACAAGATTCTTGTCAAAAAGATTTTATTGGTTTTGTCAAACACATGTGGCCAGAGTTTATAGAAGGCCGTCATCATAAAATTATTGCAGAAAAATTTAATAAAATTGCAGACGGTAAACTTAAAAGATTAATAGTATGTTTGCCACCCAGGCACTCAAAATCAGAATTTGCATCAACATATTTTCCCGCTTGGATGATGGGCCGCAGAGGCAATCTTAAAATAATTCAGACTACGCATACCGCTGAACTAGCGGTTAGGTTTGGTCGTAAAGTCAGAAACATTATTGACAGCGAAGAATATCAACATATTTTTCCAGATCTACAGCTGCAAGCAGACAACAAATCAGCAGGAAGATGGACAAGTAACCAAGAAGGCGAGTTCTTTGCTGCTGGTGTCGGTGGTGCTATTACAGGTCGTGGTGCGGATCTTCTGGTCATTGACGATCCACACTCAGAACAAGATGCACTATCGCCGAAATCTTTAGAATCTGCTTATGAATGGTATACCTCTGGTCCTAGACAGCGTTTACAGCCAGGAGGCATTATCGTAATTGTTATGACACGGTGGAGCACAAAAGATCTAGTTGGCAAAGTCTTAAAAAAACAAGGCGATGATAATGCTGACCAGTGGGAGGTGGTTGAGTTTCCTGCAATTATGCCAGAATCAGAGCTGCCTTTATGGCCAGAGTTTTGGAAAAAAGAAGAGCTGTTAGGTGTAAAAGCATCTTTGCCAGTATCGAAATGGAACTCGCAATGGATGCAAAATCCGACCGCAGAAGAAGGATCTATAGTAAAAAGAGAGTGGTGGCAAAGATGGGAGCATGAAGATATACCGCCATATTCTTATGTAATACAAAGTTATGATACGGCTTTTTCAAAAAAAGAAACCGCTGATTACTCAGCTATAACCACCTGGGCAATATTTAATGCTGGTGATGAAAGCGCAGATGCAATCATGCTTTTAGATGCTAAAAGAGTAAGAGTTGACTTTCCAGAGCTCAAAAGAATGGCCATGGAGGAGTACAGATATTGGAACCCAGACTGTGTATTGATTGAGGCCAAAGCATCCGGGACACCTTTGACACACGAATTAAGGCGCATGGGAATACCTGTAACGGCATACAGTCCAAGCAGAGGCCAGGATAAAATAGCTAGAATGAACAGTGTTGCACCTATATTTGAATCTGGAATGGTTTGGGCCCCGGACCATGATTTTGCAGATGATGTCATAGAAGAAATGGCATCTTTTCCATTTGGAGATTATGATGACTTTTGCGATAGTGCTACAATGGCTTTAATGAGATTTAGACAAGGCGGTTTTGTTTCATTAGATGAAGATTATCAAGACGAGGCCAGGCTTTTAAAATCTAACAGACAGGTTTATTATTGATGAAAATATTTTTAACAAAATTTATGTGGGACGGACAAGAATATGTAGGCCCAGATATACATGCAAGTAATCATGCTAACGCTGAACTTATAGCCGAGGCACAAGGGTTAATTCTTGAAGGAGAATTACAAAGCATTGTTCAGCTTGACGATCTTGATGACATTAACAGACCCAGAGTGCTACACTAAAAAATTATGGCAATAGAAAAAGCACTTGGAACCGAAAACAATCCAGACATTAGAGTACAAGGATCTTCTGTTGAAGTTATGCCAGAAGAAACCAGGCAAGATCAAATTGCAAATGCAGCACAAATTTTAGTCAATGAAGAAGAGATCTTGTTAGATGATGAAATGTTGGAAGAGCCAGCTCCACAGATGGATTTTAACGCTAACTTGGTTGATTTTGTAGACGAATCAACTTTACAAAAAATATCATCTGATCTTTTAAGCTCTATTAAGAGCGACAAACAATCCAGATCCGAATGGGAAAAAACATACACCGATGGCCTGCAATATCTAGGTATGAAGTTTGATGAGTCTAGGTCACAACCGTTTGAAGGATCCTCTGGAGTAATCCATCCTATTCTTGCAGAGGCAGTCACACAATTCCAGGCCCAGGCTTATAAAGAAATGCTGCCAGCAAAAGGTCCTGTAAAAACAGAAATAATTGGTGCCAGGACAATAGAAACAGAAAACCAAGCTGAAAGAGTCCAGGAGTTTATGAACTACTACATTATGAATGTAATGAGTGAGTATGATCCAGAGCTTGATATGCTTTTGTTCTATTTGCCGTTAGCTGGATCTGCATTTAAAAAAGTCTATTTTGACAGTGTGACAAACAAAGCAGTATCTAAGTTTATACCGCCAGAAGATTTAATTGTGCCTTACGAGGCATCTGACATGACCTCAGCCGAAAGAATTACACACTCAATTAGCATGTCGCTAAATGAAGTTAAAAAACAACAAATTACTGGTTTTTATGCAAATGTTGAAATCTCAGATGAAACTTATGACGATGACGAATCTGAAATTGATAAGGCCATAGATGAAATTCAAGGTGTTGAGCCAAGTTATAAAGAAGATAGAAATAGAACGGTTTATGAAATACACACTGTTTTAGACATAGAAGGTTTTGAAGACTTAGATGCAGAGGGCAGACCAACAGGATTAAAGCTACCATACATAATTACCATTGATGAGGACTCAACCTCTGTTCTAGCGATACGCAGAAATTACCAAGAAACAGACCCACTTAAAAACAAAATTAACTATTTTGTGCAATACAAGTTTTTACCAGGCTTAG